TGCCATTTCTGGTTCGAATTTTAGTAATTTAGCCATTAATAAGATTTTAAAGGCTTTTTTGTAGAATTTACTTCGTGTCATTATTTTTAACCTCTGCTATGTGTCTGTCTATATGTCTGTGTTTTCTATACCAATAAGTGTTACCGATTGTTAGTAAGTCGATAACGAAGGTTAGTATTTTGATTGCTAATTCCATTATTGTTCCCATTTTTCTAGCTCGAATGTTGAATCGTATTTGATTGTTACATCTTTGTGATCATAATGTTTTTGTCTATATGCGAATTGTGCTGTTTCCTTACTATGATAATACATTTTTACCTGGGTTTGTAAGTGATTAGAGAAGTACTCTACTATCCACATATTTTTCTCCTTTTAGTTGTTCTGACTCGAGATTCTCGTCAGTGGGCACAGTTACATCAAGTGGAGTACCTGTGCCCACCCCTTCGGGGAACTGATTACGCTTCGCTCTGACCGTCATTTTGGTCGCTGATCGCGACGTCATTCTGGTCTTGATTTTCTTGTTCGGATTCTATTGGATTGTCTATAGATCCGTCTCTCATGTCATCTATATTTGCCTGGTCGGCTATGTAATTAAGATATTCTTGTGGGTTATGATTGAATTTTTGTCGAACTTTTGCCGGTAGCGCATTAAACATAGACTGCGCTTCGGCTACTTTGTTCTGATTTGTTTGGAAGTCATAACCTGTGAAATCTCCATATTGTGGTTCGTGAGAATTGACATGATCGATTAGTTCTGTCCGGTTGAACCGTTCCAGTATTTTATTAACGTCAGTTGAGTCCTTTTGCTCCTGGACTGTCTGACTGACTGAGTCTTTGAATGAAGTTTTAATACGGTTTCGTTTTCCGTATGCTGTTCTGAATGTTGGTAATGCCATTTTGTTTCTCCTGTTGTTTGGAATATTTTATTCCCCTGGTAACGCTTCCCTGGGGAATTATTTATTCCTAGTCTCTTAATTTATATTGTTTTTTGGTTTGCTTATGTTTCTTTGTAGTTTTAAATTTTGTCTTTCCGAAATCTGTCCATGTTCCGTCTTGATTTTGCAATTTTGCTCCTATTGAATGCATTTCTTTGTTTTTCTGAATGCTATCTTTTACTCCTGAAACCATTTTATCTATACCTTGTTGTACGAAGTCCATTATTGAACCTGTAGGTTTCTTAATACCTATATTTTGATTTATGTTTTTTGTTTCAGCTTCTGTCTTTGCTGTTGTAGCGTTTATACCTCTTATTGTAGCCATATTCATCAATGATTGAGCCATTGCTGATTTTTCGTTTTCCATTTTTGCAGTAGCGCCTGGTGGTGTTGATGATGGTTTTCCCATGGCTAGTATTCTATTAAGTCCTGCCGCCTCTAAATCTTTGGCGGCTCGTTGGTGTGCTGTAGATGACATTCTTTCTTGGAATGCCATCTGTTCTCTTGCTATTTTAAGGTTTGCTCTATTGGCTGAAGATTGTCCGGAACTTCCGAACAATCCACCAATTATTGAACTACCTATGTCAAACCATGACATATGTTTTCTCCTTAGAAGTGGTCAATTAGTCCAGGTGGTGAATATACTGGCATAGGTCTGACACAGTTAAGGTCAAAGTATGCGTCTAGTATAATATGAGGCTCTGCCGGGACTGCTATACATCTGTCTACTGGTGTATTGCTTTGTATAAATGTATCGTCCAGTAGTGGTAATGTTGCGAATTCTTCTGATAAATGCCAGGGATCTAATGATGTTGCATGTGAAGGCCTAAATGCTCCAGTTATTTTTGAAGGTGAGAATCTGTACTCTGCGTAGCGTTCCTGGTATCCGAATACATCTTCATCGGTTGCTGTTCCGTCTGCGAATATTTCCTTGTTCAAAACTGCTTGTTCCCCCAGGTGGCTGAAGGAGGGCCAATAGAAATCGTATTGTGTTGAACGTGACCACATTTTATCTAGGCCTTGTGAATAACTTAGTTCTCCACGAACGTTTGCAAGCGATATGATATAGCCGTGTTCTGTGAATGATTTGTTATAGCCTGAGTTACGTTCTGATACTGTTCCGAATCCGCTTAGGTTGCCTTGTGGGGTTGTTGCATCGGTTGAAGTAGTCTGTGGTACTGGGTGAACTTGAATGGGCTGTGAAGAGCCGCCTAGGTACTCTGGGCGTTGTAGTCTGAAATCGGGTACTGTGACTCCAAAATGTGAATAGATCTTCTCATTCATCCTGGTGCCGCCCCTGGCATCTCTCTCTAGGAATTTTTGTACTTGAAATGCTGTTCTCCATGAGTTAATGGTTGAGCCTGTTGCTGATGATAAGTCTGCATATATTTGTGGAGTATCTGATCCATCTGTCTCTATGATGAAGTCTTGTCCTGCTGGCCATGATGGGCCTGCTCCAAAGTATGCTGTATATGTTTGTGCTACGTTATCGGTTTCGTCTACTGTTAAAGATCCTGCAGTATCTGTTCCTCCTGCCTCTACACCGAATCCTACTATGGGTGCTGTTGTTCCAATGGGTACTGTTACTGCATCGCCTTTTTGAGTCCAGGGAAGGCATGATGTGAAGTAGTCGTGACGTTTTCCTCGTTTATTTAAGTCATCCCATCCAGTTGTAATAATTCCACCTGTGTCATCAACTACTGGCGATAATGAATCCTGTAAATTTTGGTCTCTGAACCATTCGTCCCATATTAGATGGTAAGCTCTTAATGGTAAAACATTAAAGTCTAGACTTGAGCCGACTGGTATACCCATATAGTCTGGTAGTGAATTAGATGATACCGTTATTCCTGTAGCTGTTGGAATTGTATAAGATATTGAGTCACCTGGATCGGTCTGTTCTCCTAGAAATTTTGCCCAGTTTTCCCATAATAATCTGTTTGGAACGAAGAAATGAAATGTGTCTAAATATAAGTTGTCCATAATTGGGTTAATTGGTGTTGCTAATCGACCGAATAAGTTTACTTTACAGTTGAACGAATCGCCTGGCAAAACTTCTTGAACGTCGATTGGAACGAGGTAATCTGCGTCAAAGGTGGTTTTTAATCCATGTGAACGATCAAATCTTGACCGTTGTATATCTGCCTCGGGTGCTTTGCTGAATCTATGGGATGATGATGCGTTGCTTCTACTCATTGTTATGCTCTCCTGATTGTTTGGTTGCTTCTACTATTTTTTGATTTTCTTTATCTGAAATTATAAGGGCCTGCATTGCTGTTAATATCATTTCTGGGGGTGCTTCTGATGTTACTAATGATGTCTCGTCATCGTACGAGCCTATTCTGAATAATGTGTAGTCTAATGGGTGTTTACTGAATTCTGTTTGATCTGAAAGACATGCCTGGATGAATGAACGTGTTGCTAATCCGTCTGTTAATAATAGGAATGGGTTGCCGTATGTTCTGGCTTTTGCGTCATGTACTGCGTATATATTAGTGTTCATAATTTTTTCCCTGGTACTAATTTATGTTCTGCTTCTAGCATTTGAAGTAATGTGTAATTAAGTGATTTATAGTTTATTTCTCTTTCTTTTGCTCTTAATGTTGCTTTTCTAAAGTCTGATATTTTAAATGCTTTATTAATCATGATGTGCCTCGAAGTGTCTTTCTAGGTTTTTAGTTTGAGCTTTTTTAACTTGCTCTATTACCCAGGAGCGCTCCTGGGTCTGGTCTGCTAAATGTTTTTTACTCTCCTTTTTGCGTTTACGTTTGACGTCATCGTACATCTCTGGATTGATTTTTTCCAGTTGTTTTAGGAAGTATCTTGGAGGTTTAGAGATAATTGATTTGTCTCCTCTTTTGATAACGACCCTATCATTTGGAAATATATCCTGGTGGTATTGGTCGAAATATTCTTTTGCAATAGCTGGGTTTCTAGACATTGTGATGTACTCGGGCGGTACTTTGATGGTTTTTTTGATTTCACCTGTCTCCTCATCCATGATGAATTTTTTGTAGTGTTCATCTGCCTGGTCTCCTGTACGTTTTTTCATAATATATCTTGCTACATATGCGCAGGATTCGAATGTTACTTTTCCTATTGAACAGAATCCTTTACCCCATAGTTGTTCTAATGTTTTTGATTTATATATCATTTCTCTGGCTTTTGTACGTTTGAATTCCTCCATATCTTCGAATTTTATACCGAATAGTATAGCGTGATAGTGTGGTCTACCGAGTTGATCGCCATATTCTCCACAGTGGAAGTATTTTAATTTTGGATAGTTGAAGTGATATCTTAAGTCTTTCATGAATCCCTGAAAGTGACTCTGTTGTATTTGCTTACCGTTTGAGTCCAGGACTGGTTTAGATAGTAGTCCATGTTCGGGTAGGTTTTCTGGATTGTATGTAAGTGTTATAAACAATCTTTTGTCCTCAGGCCAATATGAGGCCTCTTTGACTAATCGTACTGCCCAATCTCTGGATTTTTGTAAGCGACATGACCAGCATTGTCCGCATGGGAGTACTCTGGCTATGCCTGATTTTGAGTGTGTTTTGTTAAACACTGTTTTTCCACCATCCCCTATCCAACCATGTAATTGGTTTGAGCAGGGCATTTTACATCCTTATTCCACCACGCATCATTAGATGTTTGTTTTGGAAGTTGAATTTATGGGTACGGCTTGCTGTCCGTCTGAAGTTACGTTTTGATTTTTTATAGTTCGTTTTACTTCTGCGTCTCATCGTATTGCTCTCCTAGTTCTGTTATTTGAATTATTGCCATTTCTGGTTCGAATTTTAGTAATTTAGCCATTAATAAGATTTTAAAGGCTTTTTTGTAGAATTTACTTCGTGTCATTATTTTTAACCTCTGCTATGTGTCTGTCTATATGTCTGTG